TGCCTGCCTCACATGCGTTCCTGCCCTCCATATCTGCCTCTTCTGCCCTCCGTGCCTGCCTGTCTGCATCTCCTCCGCGCATCTGCTGGCCTTCCGGCGTTCCAGCGTTCCGGTGTGCGATGATCGGCATCGGTAGGCGAGTTGTTTCGGTCTGCTAATTTTCTGCAATGGTACAGGTTGGGCTTCGTATTACTTGATACCAAGTCCTGGTGTACAAGGCTGGTTTTTCCAAGGGGCTGGTATTGGGCTATGTGCGGGTGTTGTACTCAGGCTGGTGTTGTACGGTCGTACAAGCTAGTACGTCTGTTTGGCTATGTTGCTATAAACCGATGTGGAAGATTCTGAAGCGGTGTGGCAAAGACGCCGTTGAAGCCTACGGCAGGAGCAGAAGCGTAAGGCTATCGCTACGGCGTCTTTGCCAAGTCGCGCTTTTTCCCTGACCGCTACAAACCGACGCGGTGAGTTCCTCGCTAGTGGCACGGCAAACACGCATCGTCTGCCGATCTGAGAGCTACTATGCAACGCTGATGCGGCGCTGGAGGCCGACGCTTCTCTCTTTAAGCTACGTCGTGTCCTGTTGGCCTCGCCCAAGTTAGACCCTATCACGACCAGAGGGGCGCTTCGGCTTACCCGACACCCCAAGACCGATACTTCCAACGCCAAATATACGAAGCCAACCGCCTGTCCGTCAAGCACTTTAACGCCTTGTAGCCCCCATTTTATAAACTTTTTTTGCAGTGTATGCTATTTAGGGTATTAGTGGTGCTACGTAGTATCAAGTATCTTTGCACCATGGCAGAAGAATTTACTCAAGAGACTTGGCCCAAGGACCGCTACCCGAATTTCGGTTTTAGCGAATTTTGCTGCACCCATACGGGCAAATGCGTAATGGACGAAGGGCTGCTTGAGAAATTACAGCAAATACGATGGGCGCTGGGGTCGCCGCTTACGGTTACGAGTGGCTACCGCGACCCTAGCCACCCGATTGAAGCGGCTAAGATTGCGGCTGGTGGACCGGGTGGAGCGCATACGACGGGCAAGGCGGTAGATATTGCCTGTGACCGCGAGTTTGCCTTCCAGGTGCTGTCTGCTGCTATCAAGGCGGGCTTTACCGGCATTGGCATCAAGCAGTCGGGGTCGGGCCGCTTTCTGCATCTGGATACGATTGGCCCGGAAGACAACTTCCATGTGCCGCGTCCGACGATCTGGAGCTATTAAGTGGCGAAGAAAGCCTTTTGGGACAAGGAAAACCCCAAGCGCAAGAGCAAGGGGCTGACAACCAAGCAGAAGGCTGCTGCCAAGGCACGGGCTAAACGAGCCGGGCGTCCATATCCGAATTTGGTGGACAACGCCGCCGTAGCCCGCAAGCGCAAAAAGCGGTAATGGCGCTATCTGAGTTACAGCAGCAAGCCGTGCAGTTGGTCGTGTTGGACCGATGGAACCCCAACAAGGCCAACGACAAGATCGCCCGTACGCTGGACGTTGATAAGTCCACGGTCTTCCGCTGGCGGCAAAACGAGGAGTTCCAGCAAGCGCTTCAAGCGGAACTGGAGCGCGACAGGGCTGACTTTGACGAGGTGCCGTTGGCCTGGCGCAAGAACCGGGTGCTGGCCCTCGAAGAGATCTACAACAAGATCGACGATGCCCGCGTGGCGTTGAAGCTGAAGGTGTTGAAAGAGATCCGCGAAGAGGTGGGCGATCACCGCATCCAAGTCTCGCATACCGTAGAGGTCAAGGGGGCCGACTTACCCCCCAGAGCCAATAGTTACGAAGAATGGCTGAAACAAAACGAGCAAATGGTCGAGGCGCAATACAGCGCTATAACGGAGTCCGCATCCGAGTGATTGAGCCGGGTGGACCGCGCCATGCCCGCCAGTATGTCCGGTCAAGCGATTACGGCGTCAACCGGATCTGGCCAACCGACTCGCGCAAGCCCGCCATATACCATGGCTGGCGCTCTGGACGGCGTAAATGACGTGGCGTCCACAGCCTGGCCCGCAGGAAAAGGCTATCCGCGCCTCGTTTGTCAACGAGCTATTCTTCGGCGGGGCACGCGGTGGCGGGAAAAGCGAGTTTTTGCTGGGCGACTTCTTAGCGGATGTGGACACCTACGGTGAGCATTGGAAGGGGGTGCTGATTCGCCGCACCTACCCGGAGTTGGACGAGATCGTAGACCGCTCTCGCGTGATCTTCCGCGATGCGTACCCCGACGCTGAATACAAGGTCGGCACGCACCAATGGATTTTTAAAAACGGCGCTACGCTCAAGCTCCGGCACTTAGAAAACGAAGCGGACGCCGACCATTTCCAGGGGCAGCAGTATACCTGGATCGGCTGGGACGAGTTGACCTCTTGGACGGACATGCGGGCCTATCACAAGCTGAAAGCCTGTTTGCGAACGGGCGCAGCCGAAGTGCCGACCAAGCGGATACGGGCCTCCGGCAACCCCGGTGGTCCGAACCATAACAACGTCAAGAGCTACTTCATTGATTCCGGCGACGAATCGTCTGTGATCGAGGGCGACGACGGCATGAGTCGGATGTATATCCGCAGCCTCGTTACCGACAACAAGATTTTGCTCCAACGCGACCCCGGCTACATCAAGCGGTTGGAGGGCGTGGGTGACGAACAGTTGGTCAAGGCGTGGTTGGAAGGCGATTGGGACTCCTTCGTCGGCCAGTATTTCACCAACTGGAACGAGCAGCGCATTCTCGTATCTAGTTTTGAGATACCCTCGCATTGGCCGCTGTTCGGAGCAATGGACTACGGCGAAGCCAGTCCTACCAGTTTTGGGTTGTACACGGTGGATTACGACGGCAACGTGTATCGCATTTGCGAATACTACCGCGCCAATGCTACCGCATCGCAGCACGCAGCCAACATTGTGGAGATGATCGAAAGCTGTCCGTTTACCGGAGGCCGCTATCCACAGGCTACCTACTGCGACCCATCCATGTTTGTGCGGCGAAGGCTGTCAGAGGTCATCAACCACTCTCCAGCAGACGTGTTTGCTGACCATGGCCTGTGGCTTACCAGAGCCAATAATGACCGGATCACCGGTTGGCGCGTGGTAAATGATGCTCTGATAAAGGAGCGCATCTACGTGTTCAACGGGTGGAACGATGCCCTTTGCCGCACAATGCCTTCGCTGCCACGCAGCAACAAGAATCCAGAGGATCTGGATACAACGGCTGAAGACCATGCAGCAGACGAGCTCCGCTACGCCATGATGCACGTCTACAAGCCGCACAAGCCCGAAGTAGAGGTGCCTTACGAAGGCACAGGGCAAGAGGCACTGGATATGTTGGAAACAGGCTACAGTATGCGCCATGGGCGCTATGCAGCGGCCTAACACTGCGGTCGGAGCGCTCATGCGTACCGGACCCAACTTAGGAGTAGTAACGATGCACGGATTCAACGGCACGCCGTCTACGACCAAGCCGAACAAGTCTGTCAAGGGCAGCGTGGTTAAGCAGAAGCCCGCCGGGTCGGACAACCTGAAGAAGGGCGGCAAGGGCAAGTAGGTTGAAGCAACGCGAGATCGAATACTGGCAGGGCGCGATTGAAAATAGCCGCAAGTACATGCGGACGCGCCACAAGACGTGGAGAAGGCTGCTCAAGACGTACGAGCTAGACTTTGACGTGCCGGGTCTGGACGATGATAAGATCGTCAAGATCAGCCGCATGTATCCACTGGCCCGCCAGATCATCGCCAGCGTTTCGTTTAACTACCCCCACGTCTTCTTCAAGGTCGAAGAACCTGGCCGCGACTTTGCGGCTGAGATACTGGAGCGGGTAGCCAACGCCGCACTGGAGCAAATGGATGCCAAGCGCGAAGTGCAGCAAGCTATCTTTGACGCGCTCTTCTGCTCTGTGGGCTGGCTCAAGTTTGGCTACAACCCGCCCGGTGACAGCGACATCGTTGCGCCGTATACGATCAACGACGAGGCCGAAAACGACTTTCCGTATGTCCATCGGGTGTCGCCGTTCAACATCTTCGTTGATCCGCTGACCCCGCCGCACAAGCTATCGTCGGCCCGCTACGTCATTGAGAAGATGGTCGTGCCGCTGGAGTTTGTGCGCGAAGATACGCGCTTTGTCAACCGTCGTCAGATCCAACCGATGACCGATGAAGAGCGCAACGACACGTTCATCCAAGATTTCCAAGACGCTGAGTATTCGGATGAGCATGATGCGGTTCAGCACGCCAAGGTGCGCGGTCAGATGGTCTGTCTGTACGAGGTCCATGACCGACTCCACAAAAAGCGCATCACGTTTGCTGATGGGGTGACCGAGCCGATTGAAGAGGTAGACCACCCGATGCTGGCTATGGAGCCTATCACGGCCCCTGACCCGTTTACGGGTGAGCCGATGATGACGGGTGAGTTTCAGCCCGCCGGTGGCTACTTGGTAGACGGCGGCTTTCCGTACTACGCGCTCAAGTTCGACCAGACCGAGCGGTCTTTCTACGGCGAACCGCCTATGGCCTACGTCGAGGACACGCAGTCGCTCATCGTAGAGTCGGTGTCGCGTCGGGCTGACCTGCTCAAGCGCTTTCAGCGCATTGTGCTAGCCTCACGCAGAGAGCGCGAAGCCAACCAAGACATTGGCGACACGCTGGAGTCGGGCCGCGACGGCGAGATCATCTGGGTGGAAGACCCCAACTCGTCGATGCGCGAGATGAACTTCGGCAACCCGCCGCCCGACCAGTTGGGCATAGAGGCCGATGCGCGGTCTTACGAGGAACAGAGCCTCAACGTCAGCCAGTTGGCGATGGGGGGCGGTCCGAAGGTTACCGCTACACAGGCCAGCCTACAGGCATCGTTCTCGCAGATCAACCGCGAGTGGATGCAACTGCGCGTAGCCGACTGCTACCGCACGATTGTCCGCAATACGCTGCGGATGATGGCCGATGCCCGCTACACGCCGGAAAGTTTCCTCATCAACGTGGCCCGCGACACCGAAGATCCGGTGTATGAGGCCGTGTCGGCAGACCTGTTGCGTATACGCTACAAGATCGACATCGAAGCCGGGTCAATGCAGCCGTTGACCGAGCAGTTAGAGCGCCAAGATGCGCTGCAACTGTTCAACATGACGATCAACCTGCCCGAAATAAACCGCTTGGAAGCGATCAAGGGCTTGCTGGCTGCATTCCGGGTGCAAGACCCCGACAAATACCTGGGCAACCGCGAGGACGCCGACACGATCAAAGCGGCCAACTTGGAAAATGTGGCGTATCTGGTCAACGGGGGCGATCCGGGCGTTACGCCCAACGAAAACCACCAACTCCATATCCAACTCCACAGCCAGATCACGCAGTTGCCGCAGTTCCAGCAGCTACTACCGGCCCAGCAGCAGCAGGTGCTACAGGTGGTGCAAGGCCACGTTGGTCAGCACCAGCAATTTTTGCAACAGATGGCCCAAGGGGTCGCCCCGGCGCAAGGAGGGGGCGCTGGTGGCGGCTCAGACCGCACTATGAGCGAGGGCAACATCATCTCACTGGTGAGAAGCCAAGCGCAAGAGGTCAGCCAAGAGTTGCAGCGTGCGCCAGGGCAAGGATAAGCGATGGTACTCCACGACTACGAATGCAAAGAGTGCGGCCATCGGCAAATAGACGTGCCATCGGCCACTCATGCCCAGATACAGCGCATCATACCCTGCACGGAATGCAATGGCACAGCCCGGATGATCTTTGTCACCAGCAATTTCATCCACAACTCGCATTCGGGCATGTATGGCAAGTTCCACGCTGGATTTGGCGAGGTGGTTGAGTCCTACAGCCACAAGCAAGAATTGCTGAAGAAGTACAACGTAAGCGAAAGCGCCGATAGGGTTGGCGGCTCTCGCTCACACATTAGCTCTGAAGTCACTAACCCGGCTCCGCGCAATACCGACCCTGCCTTTTTTGGGAACACGCCCGAAGAGGCTGTCGCTGCTGCGGAGAAGGCGTATAACGAGGAGAACTCATAAGTATGTCCGAAGCGGTCCTGGATCTGGACTCCGGCGCAGACGACTTGTCACCCGATGTGGGTTCATCAGAAGATCGGTCACCGAGCAATTCGGTTGAACTGTTTGGAGATGACACGCCCGCACCGGCACAGTCAGATAGCACTGGACACTCCGACAGCGAAACGTCGGATTTTGACCCGGAACGGCACGACTGGCTGAGAGGCGATGTCGGCGCAGTTCCAGATCAGTACAAGGGCTTGGTGCCGTTAGCCAAGAACCTACAAGCGCAGTTCACACGCACGCAGCAAGACTTGGCCGAGCAACGCCGTGAGCTACAAGCCCAGCAGAATGAATGGGCCAACCGCTTGCAGCAAATGGCCGTGCCGCAACAGCCGGTAGTAGATCCGGTGCAGCAGATGCGGCAGAACCTGTCGGAAGAGGATGCGCGAGGCATTGATGCCGTCGAGCAGATCATTCAGCACAGGGTCGGTGAGCGGATGCAAACGCTCCAAAGCCAGGTTGAGCAGTTGCAGCAACAGTTGTCGCACGCAAACCAGTACGTCCAAAACCAGCAGACGGCCTACATCGGTCAGCAGGTGCAGGAAGCACGGGCGCAGTATGGCGACGACTTGGATCGCTACACCGATCAGATTGTTGCGACGACCCGTATTAATAACCCCAATACGGGCCAGCCGTATACAGTCAGAGAGGCGTACGAGCTACACGCCGGTATCACCGCTCAAAGGGCTGCACAGCTTAGAGAGAACGATACCCAAGCGCGTAGGACCAGCAAGCGTGCAGTGCGATCTACGCCAGAGGTTGACGCTAGCGAATCCGGTGGCCCTATGTCCGACAACGAGGTGTTGTCGGGTCTAGCCAATCTAGGATTTGAATAGAGGATAATAAACCATGGCAGCGACCAGCACGACCGAAACCTGGGACGCCGCTTGGACATTGACCATGCGTGCCAAGCGCAAGGAGTTGACCGACAACTTCTTCGACGCTTACCCCACGCTTGACATGTTCCGCAGTGGCGGCGCCCTGGTCACCGAAAACGGTGGCAAAGAGATCCAGGTTGATTTGATGTATGCGGGCAATAGCGCCCAGTACTTCAGTGGCTACGATGTCCTTAATACGGACGCCGTAGATGGCATCACGGCAGCTTTCTATCCGTTCCGCTACGCCGCTGTGCCTATCACGATCAACTACACCGAAGAGATGGAGAATCGCAAGAGCGATTCGGCCATGAAGCTCTTGGAAGCGAAGACCCGTCAGTCCATGCTGACCCTGCGCGACCAGATCAACTCTTCGATCTACAGCGCCCAGACCGGCAAAGCGCCGCTGGGTTTCCAGGACATCATTGCTGACGATCCGAGTTCGACGCCGACCACGCTGGGCGGCATCACGGTCAGCGGCAATAGCTGGTGGCAGAACAAGTCCAACAATGCCACCGCCGACACGTCGTTCAAAACCATTAGCGGCACGAACTTCTATGAAGGTATGCTGCGGATGGCAACGACCTGGAACGATGTCTCCGAAGGAAATGAGCAGCCTACCAATATCTTCACGACGAACGATATTTACGCTTCGTTTGAAGAGATCTTTGAAGGCACCGGCTACCAGCGCTTGAGCGCCAACGACGCTCCAGGTGTTGATGGTCGCTTGCCTTCGTTCCGTGGTATTCCGGTGCAGTATGACCGTGACTGCGGATCGGGCCGCATCTATTTCTTGAACACGGACTATCTGAAGCTCCACATTCAGTCCGGCATGAACTTCGCCAAGACGCCTTTCAAAGAGCCGTCGAATCAGATGGCGAAGGTTGCCTTTGTGGTTGTGGGTCTTCAGGTCACCACCAACAATCGTCGCCGTCAAGGCGTCATTTACAACGTCACCGCCTAAGAGGAGGGTTGAATAATGTCTGATTTCAAGAAGACTCAGCCTGGCCTTATTGGTGGACAGGCGATTGATGAAACCAGTGCCACGCAGGAGCACCCGTTGGGTTCGATTGTTACTGCCGAGGACGTAGCCAGCACGGCGTACGGCGTCGGTGAGTTCATCTACCTCAAGGGTGTTGCCTCTACGGTGGTTGGTTCGGTTGTAACCTACGATGCCGGTGGATTTACCACCGCATTGGCTTCGGCTAACGCTGTTGGTCCGATTGCTGTCGCTATGAGCGCCAATGTTGCCGACCAGTATGGTTGGTATCAGATCGGTGGTCGTGGCGTAGTGAAGGGGCTGGCTAGCCTAGCCGCAGACGCGCTGTGTTACTTGACGGCCACGGCTGGCAGCGTTGATGACGCTGTTGTGGCTGGCGATGCCATTCACTTCATGGAAACCACGTCGGCACTTGATACGCCGTCATCCGGGTTGGCTGAAGTGACGATGACTCGCCCGTTTGTGACCAACGAGTCTAACTAATAGCCCATGATGGCAGTGGAGTCTACGGAGGGGTGCAGATGCCTCCTCAACCCTTTGTAGCTCCACTGCCGTCACTAATACAACAAGAGAGAATACAATGGCAAAACGTATGCAAGAGCATACCCTGTCAGACGAGATAGCAGAAGCGGCCACATCGTCTACACCCGCTCCGTCCGAGTCGGCTAGCGTGACGCCCGATATGATTGCCCAGCTAATACTGAAGGGCAGTGACGAAACGAAAGATGCGATTCGCAAGGCGCTTGATCTGGACAAAACGCACACCCGTCAGCGCCGCTCAAAAACGACCAACAGCCAAGTGCGGAATCATGTTCGCGCTGTTGGCGAGGTAACTCATGTGCCGGGTTTTGTACCCGACCCACCTTCGCGCATTAAGGATCGAGGGCCGGAAGCGGTGCGTATTTGGACAGATCGCTGGTTGGACAACAACGGCGACAACCTGTCTGAATACGATCTCGACCAGATTGCAGAAGGGGCCGCATTGTAGTGTCAGAGTCTGTAGGCCAGATCCATGCCGCCACGTTCTTTGGCGAGAGTGCGCTGATTAGCGCATTGGAAGCGGAGACAACGACCATCACGTCGTCGTTTACTCTGCCCTCGCTAACGACAGCAGAGCGCGATGCGCTCACGGCGGTTAATGGTATGCTGATCTACAACACCTCTCTCAGCAAATTGCAGGGGTATGAAGGTGGCGCATGGGCAAACTTGATATAAGCCCAGCCAATGACAAACCTTGAAGTCCTCCAGGTCGCGCTCCGGCGCGTTGGACTAAACACAGGCAGCACGACATTCAAGGATGGGGCGCGAGACTACCTCAACTTGATTGGCAAGGACATCCAGAGCCGAGAACAATGGAACTGGCTGTTCACGTCGTCTACGTTTGCCACAGTAGCCAGCACCCAGACCTATTCGCTGGCGTCTGATGTGCTGACCCCGCTCTCGTTTCGCAACGAAACCGAGAACCATGTCATCATCATCAAGTCCACTCAGGACGTTGATGCTGCTGACCCCGATGCGTCTATCACAGGCGATCCGCGCTGGGCGGCGATCAACGGCATTGATAGTAACGGCGCTATCCAAGTGTCGCTCTATCCGATACCGGACGGCGTAGACACGATTGCCTACCGCTACTACCGCCAGATACCCGAATTTACCGAGGCGAACGATGCAGACAGCCTCGATCAGTACTACCCGCTCGTCATCCAGCCCGCGCTGATTTACGGCATCTCGTCGCTGTATCGTCAAGAGAAGGGCGACGATCAAGGGGCCATGATTGACCGCAACGAGATGGAGCGCATCATCTCCATTGCCTCGCGCCAGAATGCCTCTGTGCAGGGTAATCGCACATATCGCATGAAGCGCAGCGACGATAATTTTGCCCGTCAGTTCTCCTACTATCCGACAGAAGGATCGTTGAGCTAATGCCGATTGCCGCTCAGTCCATGCGCTACGGTCCTTGGCGCGATGGGGTCAACTACAGCCTACCAGCCGAAGACATCGGACCGGCAGGGCTGTATGACATGGCGAACTGCACGATTGGCTTGGCTGGCGAGGTATCCAAGCGCAAGGGCTACGTCAAGTTCAACAGCACGGCACTGAACACCGGGGCCGTTGTTACGGGCTTGGGACAGGTCACGCTAGCTGGCACAGACAAGACGTTTGCGTTTGCGGGTGACAAGTTCTACGACGTGACCGGCGGCACAGGCACAGACCGCACAGGCTCTACAACGATCACGGCGGGCAACGACTACACTTGGCAATGGGTCTTAGCCGGTGACACGCTGGTAGCCGTCAACGGCCAAGATACGGACGGCATCAAATGGGCTGGCGGCGTTGCCAATGCGACTACACTGGATGACGATTCGCGTTTTAGTCAGCCCAAATATGTGGCGTTCTGGGAAAACCGCTTGTGGGTAGGCAACGTCAACGGTGCAGCAGACCAAGTATGGCGCTCTGATCCGGGTGACATAGAAACGTGGGACGCGCTAGCCTACTACAACCTGGGCTACGATGTGACGGGCCTCGCTCCGTTCCAAAACACCCTCGCCATACATACCGAATATGGTATACACACGCTGACGGCCACGGGCAATGCAACGGTGCCGTTTCAGCAGCAACAGCGCACCCAGCGTGGCACGATTGCTGGACGCACAGTAATTACAATACCGGGTGAGCGCCAGATATTCTTGCGGGCTGACGGCATCTATCAATGGACCGGCGGTCCGGCGGTAGAGAAAATTTCGTTTGCGCTGGATGACCGCTACTGGTCTAACCTCAACACGGCCCGTCTGCCGTATGCGTTTGCGCTGTATTACCCCGCTGAAGAGCAGGTCTGGTTTTTTCTGCCGTATGGTGATGCCCAGACCAATATGAACAGTGTGGTGATCTACTCTAACCGCCTCAACTGCTGGTTCGGCCCCTACAACAACTTTGAGCGCAACGCTGCTGCTATGGTCGATGAGTTGCCGCACGCAGGTGATTTCAGCGGCTTTCTGATGAAGCATGAGTCGGGCAACTCAGACAACGGCACGGCTATTCGCGGATTTTTTGAAACGGCCAACATTGCCCCGATGGGTGACAGCGTGCAGTGCCGCTGGCTCTACAACCGCGTGCTGTTTGACAACATTGGCGATTTTGAGATGTCGATTCAGCAGACCGCTGCGTCCATCGTTGCCAACATTGAAACGGTGGCAATGGGGTCGTTGGGGTCAACGCTCGACATCAACTTCACGTTGGATACGTCTGTTCTCCAGAGCGATGTCAGCGCACTCACGTCCGATACGGACCTGTTTGGCTACGATCCGCGCACGATGCTGCGCTTTAGCAATTTCAACGACAACGAGACATTCCGCATTCGACGCACCACTCTGCAATACAAGCCGCTGGGTCTGAAGCGTAAGCGTTCAACAGGAATCGAATAAATGGCTACTGGTTCATTCAATCCATATATGATGCAGCAATATCGGAATCCGTATGCACAGGCTGCACAGCAGCAAAATCAGCAGCAGTATCGCAATCCGTACGCTCAAGCCCCGCAGCAGCAATATCAGAATCCGTATGCACAGGCCGCGCAGCAGCAAGATCCGCTGATGCAGCAGATGATGAGCAGTTTCAGACAAGCCCCTATGGCAGGGCCAATGCAGATGCCCCCAAACGGTGCAAATCAGCAGCCGTCTATGCAACAGGCTCAAGGCTCAGTGCCGAATCCAATAGGCGGTCAGCAGCCTCCACCGCCGCCGCCGCCCCCGATGCAAGCAGGTTTAGGTGCAGCGCCAACCCCTTCGCCCTATATGAACTCATACGGCAGAGCGGCTATTCAGCAGTCGGGCCGAGAGGCATACAATGCGATCTACGGCGGGGGGCGAGGTTCAACGGGGCCGGTTCGCAGAAGGACTGTCGCGTCAAGGTTTGGCGAAGGCGATGTGGCAACACGGTCTGTTACACAGCGAAACGCAGCAGCCGGTGGCGATTTAGGTTTGGACGCTGGTGGATCTGTGGGCGATGTGGCATCGTCAGCAGCGTTTGAAGGTGGCGCAGGTGGTACAAGTGGTGGCGGTTCAGTAAGGCTTGAAGATGATTTGATTCGCGATGTGCAAGCAGTTAATAGGCCAAGCGTGGGCGCACAAGCTAGTGCGGCTCAGTCGTATTCGGATATGATTGCTAACTTAAACGCACAACGCGCAGCGAGTCTACTTAGCCAACCAGAAATCGCCTACGACAGCTTAGGAGAAGAAACCCGCGCACAGTACGATGCGGCTGCTCGCTTAGCGGATATGGGGTATCAGCCAGGTGAATTGCGTGGTGCAGTAAGGCTGCAAGACATGCCGAGCGCATTAGAGGCCCAAAGAGATGCAGCGGCATACAGAGATTCTGGGTTTGCGATGCAGCAAGCACAAGGCACAGGCGTTAGGCCGGATATGGCTGCGTTTAACGATACGATGACGCCAACGGGCCGCTCAACGGAAACGCCGACATACGGGCCGCGTGACATGACCAACGCCGTTGCACCCATGAGGACGCCCTATACAGACCCAGGGGCAGGTATGGCTGAAGCGCAGAATCCTTCGGTCACCCGACAGTTGCCGCAGGGCGGGCTGACGCCAGAGCAGTATATGGACATTCTGCGGATGAACAACCGCCCCACAGGCAATGCCAACGACGTGCAGCCAGCACCAGTGCCGTCCGGTCCTGCTATGGCTCAAGGTCAGCAACAGTCACCGGTGCAAAGTGGGGCAGCTATGGCGGCAGGGCAGCAGCAGTCACCTGACCAGGTGCAAGCAGCCATGGAGGCCGCACAGGCACCCGCCGTTGATCCATTGGCCCAGCAGATGGCTATGGCGGCAGGTCAGACGCAGACTACCGATCAGATAGGGGCTGCGATGGCAGCGGCGCAGGGGGCAGGTGGCGGCGGTTTCGTTGATCCGTATGCAGACGCAGCAGCAGCCCAACAGGCTCGTCAGCGCGAACTTCTCAGCGGCCTTCAAGGCGGCACGCCAGCACAGGTAGACATGATGTATAACCAAGCACCGGCTTACCAGCAGCAGCAGTTGCTCAACATGGGCTATGAGAGCCAGTTGCCCACCAATACGGGCCTCCAGTTTGGCTCCAGCCAGTTAGGCGCAAGTGGCGCTACCGTAGCCCAGGAGGCGATGCGCGAAGCCCAGCGGGCTGCATTGTCAGGCGTAGGCGGTTATCGCAACCCCTATGCAGATGCCGCTGCCGCACAGCAGCCCAGAACGCCCTTCCAGCCTTCGTATGCCGATGCGGCGGCTCAACAGCCCGACGCTGGTCTGCGGACGTTTACAGGGCGCGGAGAGCGCATTGCAGGGCCGGTAGGCGGTCAAGGTGGCTCGGACGCGCTCCAGCAGCGCTTAGAGCAAGCCTACTTGGAGCGCATAGGTGCAGACGATCCGATCCTCGCTTCGCAGTTGGCTGACCAGCAGTTGCGCCAGCAAGAGCAAGAGCGCGGACTCATCGAACAGTTGTCGCGCTACGGTGTGCTGCGCGGTGGGGGTGATACAGCAGCGGTGCTGTCGCGCCTGGCCGAGGGCAATGAGCGCAACCGCTTGGCACTGGAGGCATCCGCAGCCGGGCGTAGACAGCAAGACCTGCGCGATGCGTTGGCCTTTGACCAGACGCGCTCACAGATGGGCTTGGCCGAACGCGGTCAGACGCTCCAGGAATCGCTTGGTCAGCAGAGCGTGTTGAACCAAGAGTTGAGCCGTGCGGCGCAGCGTGCGGGCCTTACAGGTCAGTTTGAGGGCCAGGACACGCTATCAGCCCAGCTACAGCGCCAGCAGATGGGTTTGGCATCGGACGCCAACCAGCGGGCAGAGCGGGCGCAACAGGCCGAGTTGCTGGGTCGCGTGGCGTTTGATCCACAGACGCAGATGGCGCTGGCCCAAGCGGGTCAAGATACGCTGGCAGGGCGCGAACTGGCCCTGCGAGAGCAGTTGGCGCAGTCGGGTGACCTACGCGCACAACAGGCCGCTGAGTCGGCTCTCTTTGGCCGCGTAATAACCGGCACAGATGCGCCTATAACGACGCTGGAGGGCCAGCGGACGCTCTCTGATCTGGACGCGGCTGAGTTGGCGCGTGAGGCGACTGAGGCTGGGCTAACGGGTCGGTTCCGAGGCATTGACACGGCAGCAGAACGCGCACTCCAGAGCCAGTTAAGCAGCGCTAATTTGGCGCGTCAGTTGAATGAAGCCGCCGTGACGGGTCAGTATGGTGGAAAAGCCACGCTGCAAGCACAGGAACTGCAAAGCGCTCTGGAAAGCCAAGACTTGGCACGCCGCCTACAGGAAGCGGGCGTCACCGGCTTGTATAACAACCAGAAGACGCTACAGGCTCAGGCGCTGGAACAAGAGATGCAGAACCAGGCGCTCAACCGCGCACTCAGCAGAGCGGGTGCTACGGGTATGTTCCGCGAGGAGGGTGACACTGGACCGGGCGTCCAGACGCTGGAGAATCAGCTACGCACAGCGGCTCTGACGGGTCAGTTGGGTGGTCAAAACACGTTGGCCGGTAGCCAAGCGGATATGGATCGCATTGCAGCAGCTATTGCAGCTTCTGATTCTGATTTGAAGGCTGGCCCGCTGAATAACTTAGCCGAATACTTGCTCAATAATATAACGGACCCAATGTTGGCGAGAAATGCCTCCATTGATCTTAGAAATTTAGATACAAATCTGCGGGGTCGGATTGAAGAGGATTTTGGTTCGCCGGTAGCCAGGTTTGAAAAGGATGGAGACACGGACATCCTAACGCTGGAAGATGGAACAGTTATTGAAATTCTATCTAACGGCACGCAAACAGCAACAAAGCCAGATGGAACAAGAACTGTTCGTCCAGGATCTACAAGGAGATAAACAATGCCAGGTTTTGCACTCGCGCCGTTTTTGGCGCAAGCGGGCCTTAGTGTAGGCCAATCCATCATGGCTAGCCGTGCCGCTGATCGCCAGCAGCAGCGCATGGAAGAAGAGGCGGCACAAGCCAAGCTCATCAACAGTTTCGGCGGCAATGCCCAGCCTACGCCTGTGGCCCCACAGCAGCCGAGTATGGCGCAGCAGCTACTGGCCGACCCACTGACCAAGCAGTTGGTGGCCGGGCTGATTGGTGGCATCGGACAGCCCCAGAGCGGTGGCGTAAGTGGCTTACAGAATCCGGCACTACTGAGCCAACCTACTGCTCCTACATACAGCACTCAAATAGGTCAGTTTAGGCCACAGTTTGGCGGGTGATAACCATGAATATGTTTAGCACTGGCAATCCAGAAGAAGACGAACTGTTAAGGCTGTTGTTGCAGCCAAGAAGTGTCCGCGCAAGGGTGCGTGAGCGCGAGATGCAAGAACGGCAAGACGCTGCGCCCTTAATGGAAGATCCTATAGTGCGAGGCACTAACAGGGCCGGTCGCACCATTGGCTCAAAGCCAAGCCTGTTTGACGTTGGGTATACAGTCAAGCAGGGCCGCAGACGGGGCGGGCGCGATGAAGGTCAAGGTCAAATTCAACCCGATAGCTATCTTGAAGGTCCATTTCCAGGCGAAAAGGATGAGCAAGAATATAGAGAGCGGCTAATTAAGGCAGGGGCCAGTGATCCAATAGCCGAAGCGCTTTTCGCAAAGCAAGACTTCCGCGATTTGGCTAGTGGCATGGATGCTACACAGCGGCGATCTCGCAACAGGCAGTCACCAGAGCTACAGCAGCCAGCGCGTCCAGCAATGCAGCCAGTAGAAGGTGGAGAGATCGCACCGGTTGGCGAAGGGGTCGAGGTCAGCCTATTAGAGCGGCTGGGCCTTGCCATACGAAACAACCCAGAACTCGCTGCAATGGGCGCACAGTTGGCGGGCGGGCTGATTTCCAATGCCGCCCAGAATCGCGCCCAGCGTCAAGCAGATCGCACCAACCAGCAGCGCACAGCCCGTAGCAACCTCATCTCCGCACTGACCGGCGGCAGGGTGCGACCGGACGTAGAACGCGCCCAAGCCGATACAGGTGGCTTCTTGTCGCTCAATACGCTGGGCCAGGCGCTTCGCGGTGGAGGGGCCATGGTGCAGGGCGAGTTGGCACGGCGGGTTGAAGAAGCTGAACGTGAGCGTCGGGCTGGTTTGGAAGAGCGGGCGGCAAGGCTATCTGAAAGGCAAGCAGAATCCTTAGACAATTATCGACAGGCTACACTGAAGGCGAGGGCCGAAGAGTTTGAGGCTCAACAGCAGTCGATTGAGCAAGCTGCCCAGCGTGAAATCAAAAAACAAGGCGAAGAGCAGTTACGGCAACTCCGTGCCAACGTAAAAGAGATTGATGATGCGATTGGCCTACGCAAGACGGGCGGCTATTTGGATTCTGCTCAAGGCTCTAAGAAGCTATATGGCGATATGCGGGTGCTGTTCCAGCAGTTTGAAGAAGACCCGAATCCGGCCAACATAAACGGCATCATACAGGTCTATCAGCGAATGTTTGACCCAGCAACAGTGCGCGAGGGTGATGTCGCATTGCTGCGAGAAGCAGAAGGCAGCATAAAGCAAGCTGTAGCAGTCGCTGAAAGAATCCTTGGAGAGGGCGGTACAATATCAAGTTATACAATAGAGCAAATGAAGAAGGCCGCAGATGACGTTCATGCCCTTCAGCAGAAGAAAGCACAAGAGGATGTTCGCGCTTATGTAGGCCGTCTATTCAACTCGTCCGAGCAAGCGGTGCTGCTTGACTATTACGATGACATACTGTCCTTGCAAGAATTGCCTGGTTCAAACTTAGATGACCTAAGAGCAAACATCGCTGAAGATTTAGACAACCTGTGAGCGGCAAATAATGGCCTACAGATTCCAAACATACACAGAGTTAGGTGACTTCCTAAAAGAGGTCAAGCCTTCCTTGGCAGATCGCAGCAGCGAATCGCTGGGTTTGCGGTTTGCCGAGCGGTATGGCGACAAATACAAGGTGCGTGTGGCCGAAGAGTCGGATCGCGCTACGTTCGCCTACGACCCGGAAGAGGGGTTCAACCTGCTGAAGACGCTGGGCAACCTGCCATCCAGCGCAGGGGCTATGGCAGAGGATGTAGCTACTGCGGTGATGAACCCAATAGACACCGCAGAGGCGCTTGGACGAGGCGTAGCAGGGGCTGCGGAGATGGCCCTTGGCACGGATTACAGCCCAGAGAACAAGCGCGTAGCGGAGCAGTTAGGCCAAGGGCTGGCTGCTTCGGCTGGCTTCGATAAGGTTGGCGATGAATACCAGTTTACCGGACGCGGCATACAAGAGCGGCCATTGGACATCTTGGGTATGCTGGCCGGTGGCACATCCGTTGGCGCGAAAGGCGCTGCGTTGGGCGCTAGGGCCGTCGGACGCGCCGCTACAGCAGCAGGGGCTGCGGACGCTACAAGCCGCGCAGGGCGCATTGCAGGGGCCGCAGAGCGCATTGGTGCAGCGGCTCAAGCGGCAGATCCAGCCATCGCCATTCCACGGGCTGCTTATGGCGCTACGAAGGGGGCTGTAAAAGGCACGGTAAAGAGTATTGGCAAAGGCACGCGCTACATTGGCAACCGCTTCATCGCAGAGCCAATACGCGCTCGTTACGAAGGCAGTAAGGCACAAGCAGCCATTGATGACATCGCAGGGGCGATAGATGGCGCAGAGGAGTTTTCGCCGGGCTTGATGGGTCGCATACAAGGCGCTGTGCGATCCGTAGGCGAAACATTAGGTGCTGGCAAGCAGTCAGCCCTTGAATTGTTAGAGCGGGCAGAAGATGCCGCTACCAGAAGGCTGGATAAAGCCAGCATGGGTACGTCTGGTCCAGTGAAGGCAGGGGGCGTGTTTGAGTCGCTGCTGACCGCTTGGATGGGGTTCACAACGGGCTTGGGTCATCAGATCATACGGAACATTATCGACTACAGCCGCATGGACGATCAGTCGTTTCGCAAGGCCATGCTGGAAGCGGCAAGCGGCAAGTTCGGCGAAGGACAGAAGTATGGATCGGTAGGCCAGGCGATAGTGGATGAACTGGCTAACGACTTGGAGAAGTGGAGCCAGTCTGAAAGAAAAGCGTCCAGAAAGACGCGCAACGCGCTCAAGATGGACGAGGTGCGAGTCAACACGGACGAGTTGAAGCGGTCCATAATTAACGATACAGACTTAGTAAACAATTACGGTATACGAAATGCGGTGAAGCGCACCCGCGTAGAAACGGAAGTGCAACCGGGTTTTGCCATTGGTGAAAGCGCTCCACTGAGCAGCCGCACTGATATTGGGCGTGAGGGGCGTGGACCAGCCGATCAGATGCCGTTTGTAGATCGTCAGACGCTTGATTTCCAAGGTCGGCCAGCCGGACAAGTGCCGTCGTTTACTGTTGAAGATTTGCGGAATGTGGAGATTGATTTAAAAGGTTCACCCATTCTGGACTTGGGCGAGAATGTCAGCGCGGTCAACCAAGCGTTCAATAAAGTTTTTAAGCTGCCCCAAAACGCCACTGTAGCGCAGCTTGATATAGCTAAGAGGGCTATTGATGATGCCATCGACGCTACGCCTGGAACGGCCAATGCGGCACTGACGCGGTTGCGCGGCATTGTCTACGAGCAAATTACCAAGCGATACGAAGACCCAGAGGTGTTGCGTGCGCTGGGCATCCGCGAGGGGCAGGCCAACCCCTATGTGCAAGCCATGGCAGAGTATGAGCGATATGATAACGCCATGCGAAACATCGCTTCTACGCTCAAGCTGAAAGATCCGCAGCGCAAGTTTGCTGGCACGGAGTTGGAGGTAGTCCGGCAGTCGGGCAATCCACAGGAGGTGCTGCGGGCGGTACTAAATACGTTTGGCGACAATGAGAAAGAGTTGGGCTTACAAAACTTAGTGCGATTGGCCGAAGAGACAGGCGACAATTATTTGATACCGCGCATCATAGGCTACGCGATGAGTCCAATCTTCGGCGAAGGTCTTGTTGTGCGGTCGGAGATCAGCCAATTAGGTCGCGCTGCGCTGGGCTTCAACCTCATCGGTGGCCTATTGACTCCAGTAGCATTGGCACAGTTCAGCCCGAAGTTTGGCGGCATGGCATTGAGCTATCTGTATTCGCCAGAAGGGCAGCAGTTGATAAGGTCTGTGCCAGACCGAGCGGGGCAAGCGCTAAGTCGAGCAGGGCAAATGGTGGGCGTTCAGACGGGCCAGCTTGGAGAGCGGATTAGTGCGCGATTTAGGGGTTTCCGTAAGGTGGTTAGCGAGTATACAGGCAAGCCGGAGGGCAAGATCACGCCCGCCGACGAGCAGCGGACACTGACGGCCCTTCAGCGCTTACAGCAGTCGGTGCAGCAGACACTAAGTCGAGAGCAGCAGTCCACCTTACAAACGCTGCTACAAGGCGGCACAATGACGCAACGCGCACAAGAGCAGGGCGAACAAGCGCAGCAACGCAACAACATACTGTCCGCGTTAGGACGCACACAGAGGTAATCAATGGGTACAGTATCAAGGGTCCATACATTTGCTGCGGGTGACATCCTCACAGCAGCCGAACTTAACGCAGAGTACGACAACCTACTGACCAGCAGCGCCATCAACGGCGGGTTGGATGCAACGAACTTGGGCGTGACGGCAGGGCAGGTCACGGCATCCAAGGCGCTGGTCGTAGACGCCTCGCGCAACCTAGCCCATGCCACGGGTGCAAACCGCATCAACAACTTGGCGCTATCCGGCACGTTTGAGTCTACGGGTCTGGTGACGGCTACGGCGGGCATCACGTCGGGCGCGAACATCGTATCGGATACAGACTCTACGGACAACCTAGGCACAACCAGTGTCCGCTGGGCGAACCTGTATGTCGATTCGATTGGCGATACCGGCCAAGCGTTGGCTATTACCGCCGGTGCGAACAACGTCAACGTAACGGCTGGCACAGTGGCTGTGACGGGCGCACAGACGGTTTCCTCTACATTGGGCGTCACTGGACTGCTAACGGCCACAGCGGGCGTTACAAGCGGCTCTACGATCAAGTCCGACACCGATTCCACCGATGACCTTGGCACGACGAGCGTGCGATGGGCTAACCTGTATGTGGACTCCATTGGTGATACGGGCCAGGCGTTGGCTGTTACGGCAGGGGCCAATAACGTCAACGTCACCGCCGGAACCGTTGCCATCACCGGCGCACAGACCATCTCCTCTACGCTGGGCATCACGGGCCTAACGACGGCTACCGGCGGCATAACGAGCGGCGGCAACATCATCTCCGACACCGACAGCACGGACGATCTGGGTACGACCTCTGTGCGGTGGGCTAACGTCTACGCTGACAGTTTGGGCGATACGGGGCAGGACTTAGGCATAGCGGCTACGACGGTGAATCTGCCGAGCGGGTTCATCTTCGACTACGACGCCGCTGATGTGACGATCACCCATAGCGCCAATACGCTGACGATTGCCGGTGGCACGCTCGTAGGCACGATCAACCCAGACGCCTCTTCTGTGCTGGCAAACGGCGTTACCGCGACCACGCAGTCGGCCAGCGACAACTCGACCAAAGTCGCTACCACAGCCTACGCCGATGCAGCCGCAGCCGCCAGTGCTGGCACGCCGGGCGGCTCCAACACACACGTCCAGTTTAACAATAGCGGCGCGTTCGGTGGTTCGGCTAACCTCACGTTCGATGGCACGAATCTAACGGCTACGCTCTCAGCAACCAGCGTGCTGGCAAGCGGCGTGACGGCTACTACGCAGTCGGCATCGGACAACTCGACCAAGGTGGCTACTACGGCATACGTCGAAACGGCTGTAGCATCGGGTGGTGCTGGCGCAGCATTTAATGAATTTCTTTTGATAGGAGCCTAAGATGGCAAACGCATATAAATACTCAGCAATACAGGGCACGGCCAGCACAGGCACCTATGCCACGCTGTATACGACGCCAGCGTCTACAGAGGCCGTGATCTCCACGATCCTCGTGTGTAACACGGCTGGCACTTCGGCAACGATCCGAATCGGTCTGGACGCCACCGCTGGCACGCCCGATGCGGCCAATGGCGAGTTCCTTGTCTACGACGCTACGGTAGCCGCTAACGACACACTGACGCTGACGTTGGGCGTAGTGTTAGACGCACAGAAATATATTCGCGTGTCGAGTTCGGCTACTACCGTGCAGTTTAGCGCGTTCCTGACGGAGATTACCTAATGGGTGTTAATACGATTTCTAAAGTCGCTGGCGTCACACTCAGCGGCTCTACGAACAACGAAGTCGTCACGGTCACAGGTGGCAACTCGCTGACAGGCGAGAGCAATCTGACGTTTGATGGCACAGACCTCGCAGTGGGCAATGCTGCACCGTCCAGTTACATCGACAGCGTGCACGGAGTCATTGTGGGCGATACAGGCGATGCTACGTCTGAGATTGTGCTTGCCAGCAGCACTACAGGTGTAAGTGAGCTAAACTTCACCGATACGGCTGACACAACCAATCAAGGCCAAATACTCTACGACCACACCAGCAATTTTATGTCGTTTGATACAGCAGCGGCAGAGGCCATGCGTATTACTAGCGATGGCGATTTAACGATTGGTACTACTAGTTCAAATGGCTCGACATTTTATGTAACAGGCGACAAGGCAGGTTTTGTATCGCAAATTCACAACACAAACAGTAGCACGCCGCAGGGCTTGTATATGAATTTTAGCGCCGCTTCGCCCGACAACAACACACAACAGTTTTTGCAATGCGTAGATTCCACTACTACTCGTTGCAGAATATACAGCGATGGCGATCTGCAAAATCATGACAACAGTTACGGTGCAATCTCAGACGAGCGGCTCAAACAGGACATTGTAGACGCCAGTTCGCAGTGGGATGACATCAAAAACCTGCGCGTTCGTAAATACAAATTTATATCAGACGTTGAAGCGCACGGCGCTGATGCCGTAGCGCAGATCGGCGTGATAGCACAGGAGGCCGAACTGGTCAGTCCGGGCCTTGTGCAGCATCGTGTGTCTGATGCTGTGCTGGATGATGATGGCAACGAGGTTCAGCCAGCGGTAGACCAGTATAGCGTGCAGTATAGCGTGCTATACATGAAGTGCGTTAAGGCACTGCAAGAAGCGATGGCACGCATCGAAACATTAGAGGCGCAGGTAGCTGCACTACAGGGCGCATAGGAGACAACAATGGCGATCAGTTCAATCAGCGAACTCAACAACGTAGCTGGCAGCAATACGGAGATCCAGTACAACAACAGCGGCGTGTTCGGAGCCAGCAGCAATCTGACGTTTGACGGCACAGACCTTGCCGTAGGTAACGCCGCGCCGAGCAGCTACATTGATAGCGTACACGGCGTGATTGTGGGCGATACAGGCGATGCTACGTCCGAGATTGTTCTTGCTGCGTCTACTACTGGCGTGGCTGAGATCAATTTTACGGATACCGCTGACACGACAAATCAAGGGCAAATACTCTACGACCACACCAACAACCTAATGACGTTCTCTACTGCTGCGACAGAGGCCATGCGATTTGACTCCGACGGCAATGCGGGCATCAATACTACCATAACGAACTCCTCAAAACTGAGAATCGATCAAGACTTGAGCGGCACCGATGCTTTCCGCGTTTTGGCTACAAATGCATCGTACGCATCCATTAATCTTGCAACATTTACAACTCGCACTGCGAATTCAGCATTCAATTTTGCGCTCTGGTACGCAAATGGTGGTAGTGACCCAGTGTTTAAATGCACAGGCGTAGGCAATGTTACCGCAGACGGCTCGTTTACAGGGTCGGGTGCTGACTACCAAGAGTACTTTGAGTCGCAATCTGGTGTAGCGGCAGAAGTAGGTCGTGCGGTGGTGCTGGACGGTGATAAGATTCGCTACTACAACGCTGCAACGGACAGTGTGGACGATATTATGGGCGTGACGCGACCAGAGGCTGACAACAAAAACAGTGCCGTTGTGGGTAACATTGCGTGGAACTACTGGACCGATAAGTATTTGACCGATGATTATGGCGTCTACGAACGCGAGGATATTACGGTCTACCAGTGGACAGTGGGAGGCGTAACGCACACCGTCCAGCAATACAGCAGCCTATGGCACTACAGCCACGGTGATGTCGCAGAATACGTGCCTGTCGGCTCTGTGACGATACCAGCCGATGCGGTGCAGACCACAGATAACGTCCGTAAACTCAATCCAGCGTATGACCCTGCACAAGAAGAGAATTACCAGAGCCGCGAAGATCGTGACGAGTGGTGGCTGATCGGCTTGCTCGGACAGATACAAATCAAAGCAGGCGAACCAACAAATCCGCGCTGGATCAAGATGAAGGACATCAGCGCAGATGTTCAACTTTGGTATGTGCGTTGACCGAGGTAATGCCGCAGGGCAGCGCACCAACGCACTCTGCTGGCCGTAACGGACGCAGCAGTTGGGTGAGCAAACAGGCGATACGGCAACTGATCGGCGTATCGTTAACAGGGCTGGTCGTGTGGGAAACGGTGGTGACGAATCAGATTGACGCAACTGTATTGATTGGAATATACGGCACGGTATTAGGATTTTATTTTGGCGAGGGTGACTAACGCAGAATGACCGACGAAGAACGCAAATCGCTGGCCTACTACAAAGCCGAGATCCGCGCCGAGCTACAGCGGTTGGAAGCGCAGTCTACGGCCAAGGACGTGGCTGGCAAGAGCATTGGCAAAAATGGGCTGGCCTACATCACGGCTATCGTGGTGATCGGCGTAGCAGCCAGCCTGTATCTGGAGCAGGAGAAGATCGCGGCGGTGATGGGTCTGCTTGGCTCGTCGTTGACGGCGCTGATCTCAATGCTATCGAACATCTCTGGGGCTGTAGAGAAGCAAGAAAAACCGGAGTTTGCTGTGATTAACAAGCTGATCGAAAAGTTGGATCGACTGGATAGAGCCGAGCCGCCAATGCAGGTGGACGTTGAGGGCGGTAACGTGACGGTAAAGCGCGGTGACGATGTGATACGTAGCAGCAGCGACAACCAGCAGAAAGGTGGCAAATGATCGGCGCATTGGCAGTAGGGGTATCGGTAGCGCGTAAGGCCCGCCAGGTCAAACAGGCCGTTGGCGAAGTCAAAGATGTGCTGGACGCACTGGACAATCTGACGCGCACGTACGAGAAGGTGATGGCCGACGGCAAGGTCACGCCGGACGAGGCAGAGGAGTTGGTTCGCAAGGTAGGGCAGATTGTCAACGAGAGCCTGGAAGCACGGGCCATATTAGCTAAGACGTTTAGATAGGAGAAATGCGATGCCCAAGGTCGGTGGAAAGAAATACCCGTATACCGCAGCCGGATATAAAGCAGCCGCAAAAGCCAAGGCCAAGCAGAAGGCCAAGCCCAAGAGCCGCTCTACCCGGCGAGGTAAATAATGGCCGCTAAGAAAGACCCCCGGCTGGCCCGTGCGGGTGTCAGCGGCTACAACAAGCCCAAGCGCACGCCCAGCCATCCGACCAAATCGCACGTCGTGGTGGCAAAGAGCGGAGGCCAAGTCAAGACGATCCGGTTCGGTCAGCAGGGCGTTACAGGGGCGGGCAAAAACCCTAAGACGGCCCGTCAGAAGGCCCGTCGTAAGAGCTACTACGCCCGCCACAACGCACAAGACGCCAAGCCGTCCAAGCTGTCGGCCCGCTATTGGTCACACAAGGTCAAATGGTAGATGGAAGGCGATCCGATCATGAGTCTGTTGACCACCGGGGGTACGGGCCTGTCCGGGGGTGCGCTGACGTACTATCTGTTGACCAAGTTGAACGGCAAAAACGGCAACGGCGATGCGGCTGCGGAAATGAAAACAGTTGCCGCAAAACTCGACCATACAAACGAACTATTGATTGAGATGTCGCGGTCACAGAGCGAACTGCTCAACGACCTGTCGCGCTCGTTGGCGCGGTTAGAGGGCATCTTGTCAAACCAGGCGCATAGAGGATAGAAATGACTGTTGAAGAGCGGCTACAGCGCATTGAAGAGAACCGCAAGCAAACCATCCTTCAGCTACAGGAGGCCCAGGGCCGGGTGTCCGACCTGTCGCAGTTGATCCAGCAGCAGGGCGGCGCTATAGCGGCCCTACAGGCCGTCTTAGCCGATACGAGGGCTGAGAGTAACGGTCATGTAGAGATGGCTTTAGAAGAGCAGGCAGCGTGATCTGGGGGCATTGTAGCGGACACAGCCGTTGAAGCCCTTTACAGAGCGCCTGTCGGACAAATGCGTGGCGCTAGCACTGCGTCCATCGGGGCCGGATTGGACGCTGCCGATTCTGCTGGCTTCCGACATCCACTTCGACAGCGCTCACTGCGATAGAGCGCTTTTCCAGCGGCATTTGGAGTATGTGGCCGAGCGCGATGGGCGGGTGTTCCTATTGGGCGACTTTTGGGACGCCATGCAGGGGCGCTCAGATCGCCGTGGATCGAAGAGCGCCGTGCTGCCGCAGTATGTGCGGTCAGACTACCTGAACGCCCTTGTAGAGGACGCTGTAGGCTTTCTGGAGCCATTCGCACCCTACATCGCGGGCTGGGCGAGAGGCAACCATGAAACGTCTATCCTGAAGTATGCCGAATTTGACCTGCTGACCGCCACCGTCACCGAACTCAACCTCCGCACCGGCTCACAGATATTACCCATGGGCTATACGGGCTGGATATTTCTGCGCTACCAGGACAATCGCGGCCAAACCCAATCTACCCGCAAAATCTACTACAGCCATGGGTCGGGCGGTTCAGCGCCTGTAACCAAGGGCATCATACAGGCCAACCGCCGGGCTGTCTTTCTGCCCGATGCCGATTTCGTTGTCAGCGGCCATATCCACCAGAGCTACATGGCCGAGCAGCGCAGAGAGCGGATAAACCAGATCGGCCACATCCACTACGACACGCAATACTATCTACAGCTACCGACCTACAAGGACGAGTTCGGCGGTGATGGCGATGGCTGGTGGCATGAAAAAGGGCAAGATCCGCGTCCAATGGGCGGCTGGGTGCTGGACCTGTCGCGGACTAAAGTGAATCGGGCGTGGAACTACATGGCGACGCCGCGCCGAATTGAGTGAGGCTAACTAACGATAATCTGGGTTCTAGTTAAACAGGTTGACAGCGGCCAAAATTAGTGCTAGAATGTCGTTATCGACACGGCCACAATAGGCTAAGTCAGATTAACTAGCTTAAATGAAACTGAAATCTTACTATCGATAACAGGTAGTATAGATGTAAAGTTTTGTCGGTATTTATAGGCTCAAACGGCAGTGGGGCAGCACACGCTGATACCATGCCGGTATCGCTCCGGGCGCTCTCTCTGCGTGCCACCCCACTGCGTAATCACGACCTATTCGGCCCTTGCTGCCCGCAGGTCATGCTCTACCGCTGGGCGCATCGTGGCCCCCTTATCTGAGTATCCTTTCTCAAGTTTGTGCGCCCAGCGGCTATTCCGTCGCTCTCCTCTGCCAGTAATCGCGCTCCGTCTTAGCTACGCGCAGGTCGTGTTCGATCTCGCGCAGTCGGCTGGTTAGCTCACTACAGCTATCGTTCAGCAGGGTGATCGTTTTGGCTTGGCTGTTTATGTGTCGCTTCAGTGCCTCAACGACTCTTGGATCACTGCCCTCGCGGCCCGTAGCGCCCCTTGAGCGGGCTGGGGTAGCGGGGCTGGAAATTGGTGCGCGACGCGAGAAACGCATCCAGCATCGCCTTGCTGAACTGGTAGCCCTTGAGCTTCCGATATTCGATCTGATTCTGTCGGCATAGTCGTCGAACAGAATCAACATGAAGTCCCAGATAGTCAGCCGCCTCCGCTGCGGTATACCATTTCTCTTTTTTCATTTTGCATTATTCCAAAATGAACATGGCTATATGGCGTCCTGTTCCTTTGCCCTCAGTGCCATCCTCAATGGCGTGCCAGCGCACGTCACCTAAGTTTTCTACCTTTGCGCCAGCGGCTAGCATCATCAGCACCCATTTGTCGATTGGGTAAACCATAACCACACGTTTACCCTGCTGATGTTCTTCTATCGCCTTTCGCGCCCATGCCGTTGGGCCTTTTTTGCGGCCTTCGTGCATGATGCTGCCAAATGGTGGATTGACATAGGTACTAGCACCCCATTCACAGGTAAGCCCGTCAAAGTCGTCTTGCTTTGGAAAAGGACAGGCGTCAAAATCAAAGTCAAAACGCCTCTGCAACTCTCTTAGTAGCGCGGGCGGCGTCAGCCAATAATGCTTGCCGTCAGAGGCACCTTTGTGAAACTTGTTGTCTTGCGGCTTCAATCTGCCTCCTCTGTTTTCATTAGCCATTTGCTTTTCGCCCAGCAGCCATACGCTATTGCCTCCGTTTGTAGGCGGGTCAGCTTGCCCGCCAGGAAATACCGATCTGCTGTCTCTACAACGCGCTCCAGATCGTCGTAGGTCGTTGCTTCGTTGATGCGTCGGCGGGCCTGTAGCAGCCCTCTATACGCCCGCCGATGGGCCTCAGACAAGTGGATGCCAAGCCATCGACTCAGCCACCTCGTATGCGTGTTCGGACTCGTCAGCCGCATTGTCGAGCGCCTGTGCCTCCATGTGCTTTAGGAGGGCTGCTGGAACGTCAGCGACCTCCTCGTAGCGGCCATCGGGCAACAGGCGCTCAACACCCAGAGCGGCTACACTGGGGCCGTATCCGTCGTCGTTCCATGTAGGCTGACAACCCGGCTCTACATTGGCGGTGACGATATACTCCTCGTCACCAACGCCCATCTCAAACACTATCTCCATGAGCGTCCTCCTGGGTGTCTACTACGACTACGCGATACCGGTCCGATAGCTGCAAGCCAGCACGCCCATCGGAAAATTCCATATGGCCTTTCTGCGCCAGTGCGAACACGCATTGTTTAGACGAGTTGACTTGCTTGTAGCCCATCAGCGCAACCATATCGCGGTGCGTTGGCGAACGATTGTGTCTGGTCAAAAAGTTGATGACCTCTGTCAAGAATGCCTTTTGCCTGTCAGTTGGTTTGCTGTTTCTGATCGGGTAGTTATAGTTACGCATCGAACACCTCTATCCTGCGAATGCCTCCTCGGATCGCTTCTTGTGCGCGTGCAACGTGGCGGCAGCGGTGGCGATAGGCGAATCCTATGCACTCGCACTGCCATTGGCTCTCGTCATCTACCAGCCGCCCGTAGACGGCGTAGACGGTGTTGGGGTCGCTACTGGACGCCACATCAATTTTGAGTGTCATAGTCCTATGGGGTGCTCGTAGTCGCTGTCAGTGCCTCGCGGAACGAAGGCAGTGGCGATGAGGGCCGCAGCCGCGATAGCCAGTAGCGATACTGTGATCGCTCCAGCCGTACGAAGGGTGCGTCGGGCGAGTCGAGAATACATATCGAATACTCCTGTAAATCTTTGCGATAAATCACTACGATGAAGGGCACGCCCAGCGCGTGGGCTACCCGTCTGAGCCGCACACCGGAAAACTGATTCCAGAGCCGTTGCCGGACAGAATTCTCCAGCCGATCATCAATCGCGTCGGTGGATTGGGTTAGCTCCAGCACGGCTACTGGGTCGTCGAGGAACCATTCGATCTGATCCACGTCATGCACGCCACCATGATCCCAGGTGTAGCGCCAGGCGCGATAGTCAGCCGTCTTGTCTACCCAGCCGTATTTGCGGGCTTTCATAGCGGACCTCCTATAGCAGTCGGGTCTGTTGTGACAGAAGTTCTCTGGCGGTCTGCTCCAGTTGCGGGCTGTGCCAGCCCCACCAGCGGCTGACTTTTCGGTCGTACATCAATCCGGCTCGACCCAGCGCCTTGTAGACGGCTGGGTGCATCTGCTGCGGTTCGGGGCCGTCGATCTCGTAGCGGAACGTCGCTGCGGCTCGGTAGCGTCGGCGGCGTTCCTTCTCGTCCAGCGCCTCTTTCAGCCACCTCGTCTCTTCTACGATCACGGCCATCAGCGCCTTCACATCCGCGCTGTCCGAAGTCGAGCCATTCTCCAGCAAATGCTTCAGCGACTCGCACGCCCACTTCACCGTCGCATTGCTGACTGTCGGGTCCGGTGGCAAGTCGCCCGCTTGGGTCCACAGCGCAACGAATGCGTCCTCCACTGCTGAGTTCGCCTTCGCGTTGACGAGTGCGGCTAAATCGTTTTCTCGCATTAGCAATCATTTCCTGTTGGGCCGGTCCGGTGATATGGATGCCGTCTATAGGTGTATAAAGCGGCACCTTGCGGACGCGGTTGCGTAATAGTTCGGGGTTATGGTAGGCCCAAGAGTAGCCGTAGCGCAGATCGCGCAACCAGCTACTCTTGGACCAAGAGTCCATCTCCAGCGCGTTGATCGCGGCCTCGACTTCAGCCCAAGTGCCGCAGTTAGCCAAAGAGCCGCCTCCACCAAGATTTGGGTTTGGCAGGGGCAGGTGCTGGGGTAGGGGGTGGGGTAGGAGCAGGGGGTGGCGCGGGCTGCGGAACAGGTTCGGCTTGAGCAGCGGGTTGCTGTAAAAGCGACGCCCGCTTCAAAAAGGAAACTCTGGTATCAACGCTACCTATTGTTCGGCCCAACTTTGCAGCAATCTCTTGTTTAGAGTGACCGCTATTCAGCAGGGCTTGCAATGCCAAATCATCTGTCTCGCTCCATAACCTGCATACCCACTTTGTCAGACCCAATCGAAGGCGCTGAAGCCGAATGGCCTTTATGCTGCGACCCAAACTTTTGGCGATTTCCGCATCGGCCACGCCGTCTGCATACATCCTTTTTATTGTGTTCTTTTCGGCGCTTGAATAAGGTTTATAACCCATATCAGCAGCAGCCTTTTCTTCTGCTTCCTGTGCAGCGATCTGCTCTTCGATGTCGATCTGGACCGGCTCTACGGTGCGCTTGTATGCCTCGCTCCACAGATGCCCCAGACCGCCCCGGTTGATCTTGCCCAGATACTGGCTAGTCAGTTGGCGCTGGTAAGCAACGATCTGGCGATGGGTTTCCAGGTTGCGCGGGGGCCAGTTGGGCTGGCGTATCAGCGACTGTGCGATGCGAGTAGATACGTTGTCCTCGCCCGTTGCGGCCTTGGCCCAGATCACGTCAATAAATGCTTGCACTTCCGGTGCGTTGGTTTTGATGGTTCCGTTGCTCATGGTGGTTGCCTCCTCCACAGGGTTCTACAATCCTTCGGGGTCTGGTAGTAGCTGGACTACGATGCGTGGGTCATCGCGGTCCACTTCAAACTGATCTTGGAATCCGATAATCCATTTGAGGTTGTCGTTGGGCAGGATTTCGGCTTGCTGCAAACCGTCGAGGACGTACTTGACGGCTACGCGCACGTTGTCGGGGTCAGCGCGGCGCGATTTGAGGTAGTAAGTTGTCCGCACCCACACCGGCGAGGATACCGGCTTCAACCCTTGGGCGACGGCCTCGTCTGCGGCCAGTTGGGTCCAGCGGCGCTTCTCTTTGCTGTAGTAGCTCCAATGGCGCTTGGAAGCAGCGATCACGTCGTTGAGATTGGGCATCTGGGCGCGGATAACTAGTTTTTGCATGGCTAAAACGGCAGGTCTTGAGGATCAGCCGACAGCAGCCGCAGGTCGATGCCATGACGCGCTCGGAATAGCTCACCGGCGATCTGTAGCACGACCTCCTGACCAGCGTCCTCACCGGCCTCGGCCAGAAACGAACGAGCCGAATAGAAGCAGCGCTTGTAATGCCGCACCGTCGCGTCAAACAGTTCATGCGCCTCTTCGGTAGAGCCAGGCTCCGGGCGATTGCGACTGACCAAGCGGGCGCGGTAGACGGGCTTTTCGTCCACCACGTTGACACCCAACTCAATCAGATCGCCTGGTTTCAGGCCATGGTGCTTTAGCTGATCTTGGAATGGGGTATGGCGGTCTTGCATGAGGAAGACCTCCTCGCCCGCCTTGACGCGCCAGGGCCAGTTGGCCGCGCTGTCTACCAGCACTTTGACAGCGCAGCCCGGCTGCAATCCAAACGGCTTCGGATCAGCGCTCAATACTGGCCTCCTACGACATCGCCGCCGACCGACTCAACGAACTGATCGGTCGTGCCACCGTCATCGTAGACCCGCTTGGCCTCAAACTCAGCCACCGTGCGATCCTGGCCGTCGCTGGTCGTGAAGGGTCTCATCGTGCGGGTGATTTCCATCGTAGTCATCGCACTGATGCCCCCAGCTTGCAGCGACTCATGCAGCCGCTGGTTAGCAAACAGGGTATGGCGCTCGCCTAAATATTGGGTCGCATACATGTAGGACGTGCCGTATGCGTTGGTGAACGCCTTATGGTCACCAAACGGAAAATAGATGCGGTGGGGTTGGCCGTCGGGCAGCAGGGTTACGGGCGCACCCTTTTTGTTTTTGCCCTTGGTCGGCTCCAGCACCTGGGCGCTGAATTGAATCGTAGGAGGAAACTCTCCGCTCATCGGACACCTCCTATCAGCAGGGGCAATCCGATCTGGTAGGTCAGGTAGAGCGCGGCCAGCGCAGCGGCTCCAGCAGCAATGCGCTCAAGGGGCAGCACCGGGTCGGGGGGTAGGCCACGCTCCATGCGGGCAGCGCGGACTAGATGCTTCCTTAAATTCTGGGGGTAGGGGTTTCCGTGACGGTCGTAGCGGACCGTCCGATTTCGCTTGCCCATTGTAACTTTGGGCAGTAGATTGGACAGCATACAAAAGCCTCCTCTTAGCAGGGTGGGTGATTGTTAGCCTTCGGGCGGGTCGGTTCGGTGTATCAGCACCGGGCCGACTTTTTTTATGCTCGTTGGCTGTTTCTAGCGGCAAAAATAGTTAGGCCGTTTTGATATGGCAACTATTTTTTTCACTATTGCCGCAAAATATGCGCTTCGATTTATATCATTGTTTCCTTTCTGTTAGCTTTTTTCAATTACTGCCCGTTTGGGCACTACAAATATAGCATAGTCGGAGTGATTCGCGCAATCAAAAAAGCGGTGACCACTGGTCGATCCAGCAGCCACCGCCTAACCTTTCACCTACCCAAAAGGGCTGGTGCATTGAGTTTAATCCAATCGTGGGTTGGCTGCAAGGTGGCAATCAACTCGACGAACTTAATCAACGTATCGGACGGCACGGCACGATCTTTTTCAATCCGCGCCAGCGAGGGCTGGGTGATGCCAATCGCTTTGGCAAACTCTACCTGCGTCAGCCCCAGGCTGGTCCGCACCTGTCGTATCCGCTGTCCGGGTGTCAGATCGTTCATTGAGCCGCTCCTACGAGTATATAATCACTCGCGTTGTCATCTAACTGATGCCGGTCCTCGTAATATCTCATCGTTGTCTGGATGTTGCGATGGCGCAGGTGCGACTGAACCTGCTGCACACTCGCGCCGCCCTCCAATGCCAGCGTAGCGCAGGTATGGCGTAGTGAGTGGGCGGTAATCTCGATGCCTACCTGCTGGCCGTAGCCCCGCACAATATCGCGCACGCTATCACGCCGCAATCGCTGGCGGTAGTTCTGATGGCGCGACAGGCTGACAAACACATACTCCGGCAGTTCGCCATAGGCCGTTCTAAGCGCCTGTAATGCCTCCTGAACGCGCCCTACCAACTTGACGTGCTGCTCATGGCCCGCCTTGGTGTCGCGCAATACAGCGACGGTATAGCCACTCTCTTGCACGATGTCTGCCCAGCGCAGCGCAATGGCCTCTCCACGCCTCATTCCGGTGTAGAGTAGCAACGTCAGCAGGGCGTAGTCACGGGCCGCTTGTAGGCGATTTGGGCGGCTCTGGGCCAATTCCAGCATCTGCTCCAGGTGTTCGGTGGCAATCGCTTTGCCTACGCTGGTAGGCTGTGTGCGATAGTTGCGAACAAGTGCCGGATCGGCGGGGCTGCGGTCAATGACGCCCTTGGCGACGCACCGCCGGAAAAAGCCCCGCAACGAGGTCAGCTTACGGTTGATCGTCGTAGGCTTGGCTCCGGCATCGGCCAGGTCATTGCGCCAGCGCTCGACCTCCTCAACGGTGACCGACTGCGCTTGCTCCACCGTAATCAAATTGCTGCCGAAGAAGCTGACTAGATCGGCCCGGTAGGCAATGCGGGTGGCCGGTCGGATCTGAGCGGCCAGGAACGGCTCCAGCAGGTCTGCTGCTGGATGGGGCAGGAAGGCAATGGAGGTCATCAGTTAGCCTCCGCTTGCAGGGCATGGCGCACCTCGTTAGTCAGTGCGTCGATGGTGGCCCAGATCTGCTCGTTGGCCGCCTCGCGTTCGCGCCAATGGATGTCCGGGTTGTGCGTCTCCTCGCGGACCTGCTGCACATACAGCAGGGTTTCTAACACTTGGTTCAACGTCATAATCAAATTGCCTCCTTGAAAACGTGTCATTCCAGAAAAAACGTGTCATTCCAGAAAAAAGTTTGCTGCACCCCAACTTTCTGCACTTTTGACAGTTTTAGCAGTTATTTTCGGGGGTGCCATTCATGCCTGTCAGCCAATATAATGCGCTCCAGAGCCGCTGCCTAGGTCAATCTGGCAACGGCCCTGGGGCAGGGGGGTAGCTATGCCTCCTCTTCGATGTAACCCCGTGTCAGCGGCGCTTCTACGGTATGATACCAAAGATTTCCAGTAGCCTCACCTTCATCTTCTAAAGCTATCCACTTTCTGCAAGCCTCTAATATTTTCTCAGCTTCCTTTTCGTTGAGGTAGATTTCAATAAAATCAGCATAACCTTCAATATCTTTGACGTTCCATCTAAACTCTACTAGTGATTCGGGCTTGTCGCCGTGTGAATCATCTAACATTCCAGCGGCTACAGCATACAGCCGTTGATCCGCGTTGTAACCATTTCTTCGCCAAATTGGTAACGCTTCTGTATAACGCTCATGCTTGAGTTGCTCTAAATATTCTTCATGCTCTTTAGTGTAATCTTCTGACATGCTATGCCTCCTACAGGGTTAGGCTGAGTTGGTCGGGGTCGGCGACAACGGGCGCTGACTGGGCTGGAAAGTAATCAGCAATCGGACGATACCGATCTGCGCCCGTACGACCATCCAGCACCTGCATATGGTCCACCGTTGCCGTAGGGTCGCCCTGCACTTTGTCTGCCAGTGATACTACGGCGTTGTGGAAACAATCGCCGCAACTGACCACCCGGGGCGTATCGTCCCACTCGACCATCACGGCACGCGAAACATCCAGCACCGAACCGCACGCGCAAAACATCTTGCGCGATACAGCGTATCGGAGTAGCTCCGGCAAAACAACAGACTCTATCATGGTATGCCTCCTGGCATGGGTGAAAGGTTATGCTGGTAATATACCATGATGTGATATACTTGTCAAGCGAAAGTTTACAATCAAAACGAAATAATCAAAATGCCGCAATCAAATTGCTGCAATCAAATTGCCGAAGGGCCAGGGCAATCAAAACGGTGCAATCAAATTGACGCAATCAAAATGGTGCTGGTATAGTAGCGTAGATGGCGAGCCAGGAGCTTGGGCGATAGGGCGGATTTGGGCGATGGGTTGGCAGCGTATCGGCAAGCGATGGGCGATGGGGCGCACTATATCATTATAGACTGCTGAAAATAAATGCTTGCATTGTGTATGTCATGGTGTTATATTGTGTTCATAACCTTTCACTAAACCCATGGGGGTCTATAATGGCAAATTTATTTGTAAGCGATGTTGAGCCGAACCCGTACAGCAAAGCGCCGTGCGAACTATGTAAAAGCACGTTGGCTGGCGAGCGCCATACCGTCGTTGAAATGAACGATAATTTCGAGGGCATAGAGCTCGACGTATGCGTTGACTGCGTTTTGAAAATTGGGGGGGCTGAATAATGGCAAACGTAAATAGAGCGACGGCGCTAGAGATTGCCCGCGCAGCGGGCAATGGCGATAGCGCGAAAGTAGCGCATATGCTGCGCGCCATACCGGGCGATAGCACACAAGTGCACACTTGGGCGTATCATGCTGCGCGCTTGAGCGACTACATAGAAGGCAACTATACCGGCACAGCGCCGTTTGCGATCTGGAACATGGACGGCAATAGCAAATTGCCGTTTGCTAGTTTTAGCGCATTGCCGGTTGTAACGTGTCCCGGTGCTGCTGAGTGTATTTCGTATTGCTACTCGCTTAAGAGCTGGCGATATCCAGCTGCATTTATGCGGCAGGTGCAGAACACTTTATTGTTGCAGCACAACCAGCACGTTATTGCCGATGCGACGTATGCGCTGCCGCAAAACACGACGTGCAGACTCTACGTCGATGGCGACTTTGATTCGCTGCGGACGTTGACTTTTTGGATGCTAGTCTTACACGAGCGCAGCGACTTGACAGTTTACGGTTACAGTAAATCGTGGAATTTGTTTTTAATGTTCGACCGGATGTGGGCTGGTAAAATAGGCTGGCCTAAAAACTATCTGCTGAATCTGTCAAACGGTAGCAAGTACGAACATTTACGCGCAAAAATGGAGCGCTTGCCGGTGGTGCGCGGCAATTTTATAGCGCTGCAAGTAGATAAAAAACTTGCTGGCAAGTACACGGATCCGGAGTATAAAAAAGCGCTACGACAAAGCGCAAAAGAGCAAGGCATAGAAAAAGTGTTTGTATGTCCGGGTAAGTGCGGAGAATGCACGCGCAAAGGCCACCTATGCGGCATGGAGAGCGCAAGGGGTGTCGATGTTGTGATCGGGGTGCATTAATGGAGACGATCATTGAGATTGCGATACTTGCGTTTTTACTCATAGGAAGCTTAGGAAAGGGTAGGCGGTAATGGCGCACATTTTAGTAGCGTGTGAACGCTCTGGAAAAGTCCGGAGCGCGTTTAGAGCGCTTGGACATAATGCTTGGTCCTGTGATGTAGAAGAGTCTGACGACGGCAGCAAGTTTCATATCGTTGGCGATGCGCTCCAGCAAATAAATGGCTACTGTAAATACGCTGGTATTTACGGCTGGGATATGCTCATAGCTTTTCCGCCTTGCACGCATCTAGCTAGCTCAGGCGCTAGATGGTTTGCAGAAAAGGTAGCGGATGGGCGACAGCAGAGCGCCATTGATTTTTTTATGGCATTGATTAACGCGCCGATCCGGCATATTGCTGTAGAGAATCCTATCGGCATTATGTCATCGCACTATCGACGACCGGACCAAATAATCCAACCTTGGCAATTCGGCCATGGAGAAACAAAGGCGACGTGCTTGTGGCTTAAAAATTTGCCGAAATTGCAGCCGACGGATATTGTCGATGGTAGAGAGCCCAGAGTATGGAAGATGGGGCCAAGCGCCGACAGAGCGCAAAAACGCTCAGAGACATACGACGGCATCGCGCTTGCAATGGCGCAGCAGTGGCATAGTGTGCAGCGGAATAGGTAGAGACTAGCAGCATAGCAGCAGCAAGAGAGCGCCCTAGGTCGATGGATAGCCTAGGGCGCTTTTTTGTGCGTCATTGGCAAGGTGGCAAGGTGGCAAGGTAGCGGAGAGCGGAGAGTAGGTAGCGGGTAGCAGGTAGCAGCAGTCAGACAGCGAGTAGTCAATGCGAA